ACCACTGGTGTAAATTTTCTCTTTTTGACTAGTCCTATTTATATGCTAACATCAAGCGTATGCGATTTGGTAGAGATGCGGAAGCCTATGTGGCCAGACGTTGGGAAGAAGAAACTGGCAAGAAATGTCGAAAGAGTGGATTCTCATTTCAATCTGTAGATCATCCATTCATGTTGGCCAACGTTGATAGATTGGTTGTTGGAGAGGATGCAGGTCTTGAAATCAAGACAACGTCTGAATACAACAAGGACATGTATTCGAAAGGAAATATTCCACCTCAGTATTATGCACAGTGTATGCATTATATGGCGGTTACGGGTCTTTCTAAGTGGTATATAGCTATTTATATTCCAGGAGTTGACTTGTACTGCTATGAAGTCCTTAGAAGCGATGATGAAGTCAATGCACTGATCGAGCAGGAGAAAGAGTTCTGGAACTGTGTGGAAAATGACATTGAACCGCCAATCGATGGTTCGGATTCTACTGCACAAGCAATCAGTGAACTTCATCCAGTAGAAAATGATGAAGACAACATTGTGGATCTAACTCCATTGCAGCAGGAACTGGATGCATTGAAGATGGTCAAAGATAAAATCAAGGAGCTTCAGAATATTCAGAAAAAGCATGAGAATGAAGTTAAAAATTACTTAGGTGATTCTGGTATTGGAACATCTGACAAATTCAAAGTTACATGGAAAACATCGGTATCAAACACATTCGATACTAAAGAGTTCAGAAAAGATGAGCCTGAACTTTATGATCAATACTTAACACAGAAGAAAATGAGAAGATTTTTAGTCAAAGAACAGTAGGAGGATAAATACATATGACAACAACAAATCAACAAGGAATGATTGCAAAGAAGCAATCAAGCACTGTGGCCAAAAAACAGCCACAAACAATTAAAGATTACATTTCTGTTATGTCAGGAGAAATCGCAAAGGCATTGCCTAGTGTAATGACTCCAGAACGATTCACACGAATCGCATTATCTGCAGTATCTAATAATGCCAAGCTAGCATCATGTACTCCACAGTCATTCTTGGCTGCAATGATGAATGCAGCACAATTAGGATTGGAGCCAAACACTCCGTTAGGACAAGCCTATCTGATTCCGTATGGTGGAGCTTGTCAGTTCCAGATTGGCTACAAGGGATTGATTGACCTGGCATATCGTTCAGGCGAAGTCAAGATGATTGATGCTCAAGTCGTTTATGAAAATGATGAATTCGAGTACGAATTAGGTATGGATCCAGTGCTTAAACATAAACCTGCAAGAACAAATCGAGGTAAGCCAATCTATTATTATGCAACGTTCAAATTAGTGAATGGTGGCCAAGGATTCCAGGTCATGTCGTATGAAGATGTTCTTGATCATGCGAAAAAATATTCTAAGTCATATAGCAGTGGTCCATGGAAAACAAACTTTGATGAAATGGCCAAGAAAACAGTTTTAAAGAAATTGTTAAAATATGCTCCTTTGAAAACTGAATTCGTTAAGCAAATGAATACAGATGAATCAATCAAGACAACGATTGAAGAAGATATGGCAGATGTTCCAAATGAATTCTTTGATGCAGAATATCAGGAACAACCTGGTGAAGATCCAGTGACCGGAGAAATCAAAGAATAATGCGTTATCAGTTTGTAGTACCAGGAGAACCGGGGTCCAAAGGAAGACCTCGATTCTCTAATCGTGGTAAGTATGTAAGTGTGCATACGCCACCTAAAACAGTTGAATATGAGAATCTAGTACGATTAAGCTTCATGGAACAGTGTGGCACTCCAAGCATGCTGGAAGGGTCCCTGGAAGTGAAAATTTCCGCATATTTCTCACCACCTAAGAATGTATCAAAAGTGAAACTAAATAAGATGCTCGCAAATGAAATCCAACCACAAAAGAAGCCAGATTCCGACAACATTGCAAAAGTTGTACTGGACTCTTTAAACAAAGTGGCTTTCGAAGATGATAAGCAAGTATCAGACCTGCATGTCTTCAAAAGATATGCACAGAAACCATGCGTAATGGTAGTTATAAATGAAATAGAACCAAAAGAAGAATAGAAAGGATTGCATATGTCGGAAATCAAGGATAATAGCAAAGTTTATTATTGGATCAAGTTGAAGACTGATTTTTTCGAAAGTGACGCAATCGATTTTCTTTTATCCCAGAAAGACGGATGTAAATACGTAACCCTATACATAAAATTGTGCACCATGACATCAAACACAAATGGTGTTTTAGCTACAAAAATTGGCAATATATTAGTTCCATACACTGTCGATAAAATTGCACGTGACACAAAGTTTTTTTCCGCAGACACAGTCAGAGCGGCCCTTGAATTATTCCAGAATTTAAGACTGATTGTAGTGTCTGAGAACGATGTGATGAAGATTGCAAATTATGAATCGATGATTGGATCAGAAACCGGATGGGCACAAAAAAAGCGATTGTATCGTGAAAATAAACAGAAAAATCCGTCTGAAAAGAGTCCTAAAAAAGGCTCAAAAAACACTCGAAAAACGAGCTCAAAAACAGAGAAAAAATCGAAGGACAAAGTAGAGGACATTGTCCCAGACAAAAAAAGGACATTGTCCGATAAGAGATTAGAGTCTAGAGATAAGAGTCTAGAGTCTAGAAATAAGTCAGTCAGTAGTCAGAAGTTAGATAGTATGGCTGCGTCAAAAAGTGCAAAAAACGAAAATGTGCAGACTGACTGGACTGACTGTTTTGTTAAACCGTCCATTTCAGAAATCGTGGACTACATCCAGGAACACAACTTGAACGTAGATGCCAAAAAGTTTTGGAAACACTACGAATCCACCGGATGGAAGACAGGCAATGACCCTATCAGGGACTGGAAAGGACTTTTGAAGAAATGGAGCAAAGCGGAACGTGAAGAAGACAACCCAGGAATCAAAGCAATCCAGCTGGATGAGAAATTCTATGCCCAACCAGTCCAGATGTCAGAAGAGCAGTTGCAAAGCGAATTAGAGCAGCTGCGGGAAAAAATCAAAAATGGAGAACTGTGAAAATGAAAACTAAAAAACAAACCGAAAAACAAGAACTCAAATACGCTCCTGGTGATAAAGTCGTTTATCACTGTGCAGGAGTGGACAGAGAAGGACTTATCGCATACGTTGACGATACAGACAACGTAGCACCATACCGAATCAACGGCATGAATATTCGTGAATCGGATATCGTGGAAAAGGTCATGAAGATGCGTGAGTTGATGGCCAAATCCATGCAGGCAATCGCGAATGATTGCGGATTGAAAGCGTGAGCCTATGCAGGATATCAACAGAGTGGTTCTGATTGGCCGATTGACACGTGATCCAGAGCTCAGAAAGACACAAAACGGAACAAGTGTCTGTTCGTTTACCTTGGCAGTCAATCGAAGACAGAATCAAGACGGAACACAAGATGCTGATTTCATCAACTGCGTTGCATGGAACAAACTGGCCGACAACATCCAACTGTACCAGAAGAAAGGGAATCAGCTAGGCATTGAAGGCCGAATCAATACACGCTCATACGACAACCAACAAGGACAGAAAGTCTATGTCACAGAAGTTGTCGCAGAGAACGTACAGTTTTTGACACCTAGAAATGATTTTAACGAGCAAAGCACTCTAGGAGTTACAAATACCTATGGCACTCAAAATTACGCTCAGAATCAATCGTATGGAGCTCAGACAAGGAATCACAATCAATCGAATGTGCAGTATGTGCAAAGCTTGACTCAACAAGTCGAAGTTGATGCTCTTGAGATTGCATCGGATGATTTGCCTTTCTGATGAAGAATGGCGAAGTTTTAAAGGAGAAAAAACAAAACGAGGAAACATTCAAAACACTTGAATGGATTTCCTCAAAAGACAACAAGGAGGAAAAGTAATGAAAGACTCAGAACTATGCATGATTGAGACAATGTTAAAGAAACAAGATGAGTTGAATTCGGCCATCATGAAAGAGTTTGGTTTGACTACAATTTCAAAGGAACAGATTGACTTAGCCACACTTGATGAGATTGGTGAATTCACTCATGAACTCAAGGGCGATTGGTGCTGGTGGAAGAAAAGTCAAGAACCAGTAGACAGAAACAAAGTCCTGGAAGAGTTGGTAGACGTATTCCATTTTGTCCTGATCTATGAATTGCTTTACGGAAAAAGAACCTATTTGACTAATTCTGGGTATAGTCAATATAACTATTCGCATATGGTGCAAGTTGATATCGGTTTTGGTATAGCAAATGCATTGATTACCATACTTAAACTTGTAGATTGCCGATTAATGTATCTATTGGCACTAAGCGAACACTTAGGATTCTGCCTGGAAGAAATTTATGCAGCTTATATGAGAAAGAACGCGATCAACATGGAAAGGTTAAAAAATGGGTACTAGGATATGTGGATCAGGAGCCAAGATGGAACAATTTTAATGGATTGCGACTGTTTCGCAGTTGAAGACCATAGTGGTAAATATGAAGTGATTACATTAAGTGGTAAAAGCGGTATAAGTATTAGTTTAGGTACATACTCAACAAAAGAAAAAGCTTTAAGAGTTTTAAACGATATTCAAGAATGGTACGAATGTTCATACGGTGAAACATTCCAAATGCCACAGGATGAGTATGTGAGATTATGACAGAAAAAGATTTAGAAGAAATGAAGCAGAAATACGGATTCACATTACATCCAAGAGTATTTAATGGTAAGCCAATTAAGTATGTATCAAAAGAAGAATATGAAGAAAAGATTAATGAGCTATGGAATCAAATGTTTAATAATGATTTAAAAAAAGAACAAGAAGAAATTGAGAAGAAACTGAGAAAAAAGCAAAACGCAAGTTTGAGGAAACTAAAAAAAGCGGTACAAATGAAAAAAGAAGTTGATGAATTTGTTAAAAAGCTAAAAGAGCAAGAACAATGATTAAAACAAGGATTGAAGAAGGACTTGATTCTTTAATTGAAATGTACACTATAGAAATTGAAGATGACACAGAATGTCTAAAAAAGTATAAAGATGAGTTGGAGAATGTTTTAAAAGAATCGGATTGCTTATCCGAAGTTGATAATAGCAGAATATGTAGTTTGCACAAAATTGTAGAAAGAAAGGCAAACCAAATCGTTTTGAAGAAAGAATTTTTACTCAATTTAAATTGTATTAGAGAGGCAAACAATGATTAGATTACAAAACAATTATGCAATCACTTCTAGTGGTGGCTCATTCGCCCTTGTAACGTTTGTAAAGGGTAAGGATAAAGAAGGAAATGAGATAGACGTACAAAAGCAAATTGAATTAGAATTTGAAAGAACAAAGAATGAATTGCTAAAAGAATTTGATTACTTGGAGGATGTAGAATGATGAGTAATGATTTAGTTAAGATGAAACTTGAATTAAAAGTTTTATGGAAATTTAGAGTGGGATACAAAAAAGAATTACATCAACACTTATCAAATGGATATACAGTGGCAAAAGAAAGTATTCTTTATACAATTTTACAAAATGCGAAATGCGTTCCTACAAATAATCAGAAATTTCATATTGAATTAGACGGGTTTATTGATGTTGATGATAAAGCACAAGATAAGTTAGAAAAAATGTTAATGGCTTTGTGGAATACTTGCAAATCATTTAAAGATGATGGAATTGAAATTCATAAGCTATCAACACCAGGAGTTAAATCAGATGAGTGCGACTGAATATGATATTCACGATGAATTAATTCAAAATGAGTGTATTAGATTACATACTCACTTTAAGGATAGAATCTTACAAGAAAAAGATTTCTTTGAATTAAATAATGCAGTATTAAGAATCACTGAATACATCGTCAAACTTGAAAGAGAAAATTGTGGATTAAAAGAATATAAGAAACACCAGGAAAGAGCCAACGAAAGAAGATATCGTAGTGGGGAAGAGTCTTGGCATAGAGGGTCAGTTGTCGCAAAGAAGAAGTAGGTGGGCAAAATGAACAAATTAAAAGTAAATCAAATGTTGAATGATTTGAAGTCGGCAAACTATTGCTGCCATCGAATTATTGAATTGAACGAGGAACTTGAGGTTCTGAATCATAAAATGTTAGGACTAAGCCATAATCCAATTAGGTTGACAAAGGAGCAGGAGAAATCCAGTGCTCCTATGCCGACCTTTCATGGTTCTTATACAAGTCCTTTAGGGATGATGGAAGAAGAAACTTTAAAAGTGGAAGAAATAAATTATTATCGAAGACGTTTAAATGAATGCAGAGCAATCGAGCTTTTATCTTTGCAAGACCAGAACATTTTATTTGATCTATATTTTTGGAATCTGAATGCATGGGATGTTGCAGAAAAATACGGTTATACGAGACAAGGATTATGGAAACATATTCGTTCAGAAATTAGGAAATTAACGTAAAAAAATTTGCATATCAATTAATTCTTGATATATGATATTTAGGAATAACAGGTATTTATTAAGAAAAGGAGACAATTAATTTATGGAAAGAGAAGGACTATACAGTGCTAAGACTGTAGCAAAATGGTTTTTATACTATAATCAAGCTGCTATCGATAGCGAGGATGCTGATTTAATTTCTAATTTAAAACTCCAAAAACTACTATATTATGCACAAGGGTGTTATCTAGCAATAAAAGGGAAACCGTTATTTTTTGAAAAGATTTTAGCTTGGGCTCATGGTCCTGTTGTTAATGAAGTATATCAAGAATATAAACACTATCATTCTAATGGAATCATTTATAATGGTGACTATGACAATAGTATAAAAAAACAGGATGAAGAACTTTTGGAACAAGTTTATGAAATATTTGGACAATATTCTGCTTGGGGACTTAGAAACAAAACTCATCGAGAGGCTCCTTGGTGTAATACAGAAATAAATCAAGAAATTAAGCAGGATGTTATTAAGGAATATTTTGAAAACAATTATGTCACGGAAAATTAAAGATACACCTGAAAATAAAAAATTTTCAAAAAAATCTTTTAACTCTAAAACTTGTGAAGTTCCAGATACATCTATATTTTTTAGTTTTCAATACATTACTTCTGATGACCATTATAATTTAAATTATCTGAAAAAAATTAAGAGTGGAAAGGAAAAGGCTATATACTTTGATTTGTTTTCTAGTTTAAGCAGTTTTTCGCAGAGTTCATGGAAGGAATTACAATTAAAAAGAAAGCAATCTGGGGGATATGAAACTATTGAATATGGAGAAATGAAAGAATCTATAGCAAATAGGTTGCCAAAAGAAAAGAATATATCCGATGACACAAAGTTGATTGTTTTTAGATTTGGAAATAATTATAGAATGGTTGGCTATAAATCAAATAGATGCAAAGCTGCAATGCACGTACTTGGCTTTGATTTTGATTATTCCCTTTATAATCATGGCAGTTAATGAGTTTACACTGTCAACCGAATTTCGTGCTAAACTAATATTATAAGAAATTATGTCAAGACAGAGGTCTTGGCTTTTTTTATGCAAGAAAGGAGGAATTCTATGGCTAAATTGACAGAAAAGCAGAAATTATTTGTTGACGAGTATTTGATTGATCTTAATGCAACAAGAGCATATAAAGTTGCATATCCTCATGTAAAGTCAGATGGTGCTGCAATGTCTGCTGCTTCAAGATTGTTAAGAAATGTTAAGGTCAAAACTTATATTGACGAACAACTTGAAAAAGTCAGTTCGGGAAAGATAGCGGATGTCCAGGAAGTAATGGAATACCTCACAAAAGTAATGCGACGAGAAATGAAAGAATCTGTTGTCGTTACAGTGACAAAAGAACATTCAGAGTATGTCGATACAGGAGATGGAAAACCAAGAAAGAAAACGGTCAAAGAAGAGGTGCCTCAAATCGTTGAGATTCCTGCAAAGCTTTCTGATGCAAATAAAGCTGCGGAATTGCTTGGAAAAAGATATGCATTGTTCACAGATAAGGTTCAAGCAGAAATCGTAGTTCCTAGGTTCGAAGGAGAGGATGAGCTTGAAGACTAAAACAATCAAGTTACCCGAACTAGTAGGAAAAGGATATAAGTCCTATTGGAAATTTAGAGGTCGTTATGATGTATGCAAAGGTTCTCGTGCTTCCAAGAAGTCGAAAACAACTGCATTGCGCATCATATACAACATGATGAAATACGATCAGTCGAATACTCTTGTAGTTCGTAAGACTTATCGAACACTTAAGGATTCGTGTTTTACAGATTTAAAGTGGGCCACAAAAAGATTAAAAGTTGAGCACTTATGGGAATTCAAGTATTCACCTTTGGAAGCAACTTATCTTCCAACAGGACAAAAGATTCTTTTCAGAGGTCTTGATGACCCATTAAAAGTAACATCTATTACTGTTGAGTATGGATATTTGTGTTGGGCGTGGCTTAAGTCACTCGGGTCACGTAAAACTTCTCTAATTGCTGGAACACCCTAACGATGAAAGACGAGGGCAATCAGCAGCAAAGCTATTGTAAATTCATTTGGAAATAGTACAATCATGTTATGAAACGTATTGAAGAATGGAAAGACATAGAAAGATTTGAAGGTAAATATCAAGTTAGTAATTTAGGTAGGGTTAAAAGTTTGGCAAGGAAAATTGGGACATCTTATCATCATGATAGGATATTAAAACAATCCAAGACCAAAGATGGATATCTAAGAGTAAGACTATTAGATAAAAAATCTGCTTTAGACATGACGCAACGTGTTCACAGATTAGTGGCTGAAGCATTTATACCTAATCCAGATAATTTAGAAACAGTTAATCATAAGGACGGAGATAAAACAAATAACAATGTTTCTAATTTAGAATGGATGGATAGACACGAACAATTACAACACGCATATTTACATGAACTAAAAAAACCAAGTAAAGGCTCATCGAATTCTCAAGCAAAACTTACAGATGATGATGTTAGATTTATCAGAAAAACGTATGTCAAACAAAGCAAACAATTTGGAACAGTTGCTTTAGGACGAAAGTTCGGAGTTACGAATCGAGTGATTGGTTTAATAGTAAATAATAAATCTTATAAAAATGTCAAATAGAATGTTCAACGACTATCGAACGCTTTTATACAATACTAAGTTTAAGCAAGTAGAGTAGGGTTCAAGTGAGCTCGAAACGGGAAGCATCATAAAGATGAAGATATAGTCTGAACTATATGGAAACATATAGAGATATAACGGAAACGGTTATATCGTAACAAATTTAAAGCGAGGAAGCATACGAGTTAAATTCTCAGAAAGACTTTGATACATTAGATGAGTCAATTCGTGGTGAGTTACCACCGCATCTTTGGAAACAGTGGATGATTACATTCAACCCATGGAATGAACACCACTGGCTAAAAAAAAGATTCTTCGACGCCAAGAATGACCCTGATATATTGGCTATCACAACCAATTATAAGTGTAATGAATGGTTGGATGATGCCGATTTAAGGTTGTTTGAAAATATGAAGAAGAACAATCCTAGACGATATCAAGTTGCAGGATTAGGAAATTGGGGTATCGTTGATGGATTGGTTTATGAGAATTGGAAAGAAGAAGAATTTACACTAGATCAGGTTATTGACTGTGACTCTGTAGACGGTATTGACTTTGGGTATACGAATGATCCTGCTGCAGTTTTTATAGGCTTCATTGATACAGAACATAAAAAGCTCTATGTTTGGGATGAAATTTATAAAAAAGGTCTTTCCAACAAAAGGCTTTACGAGGAGATTGAAAGCTCACATTATCAAAAGAAGTCTTACACGGCAGACTGTGCAGAGCCTAAGTCGATTGATGAGCTTAGAGGGTATGGCCTTCGTGTTGAAAAGTCACAAAAAGGAAAAGATTCCATTATGCATGGGATTCAATATATTCAAGATTTTGAAATTATCATTCATCCTAGATGTGTTAATTTCATAACCGAAATAGGAAACTATACATGGGATGAAGATAGATTAGGAAACAAAATAAATCGACCAATTGATGATTTCAACCACTTGATGGATGCAATGCGATATGCAGTAGAAAAATATGCATTTGGCCGAGTTAAAGTAAGGACGTTTAAAGGAGGTATTTAATGAACGCATACATTATTAAACCGGATACGATATTTAAGCTATCTGACGATAAAGACATCCTTAACATTGAAGTGTTGAATGGATTGATAACAAGTCATAAAACATTAATAACAAGCAGATATAAAAAGCTTTATGACGCCTATATTGGAGATTATCCAATCTTGCATCAAGCCAATAAAGAAACCTATAAACCCGATAACCGTGTTGTGGTCAACTTTGCAAAATACATTGTTGATACATTCAACGGTTTTTTTATTGGGGTTCCAATCAAAGTATCATCTAAGAAGAAAGAAATTGATGATTATATCAACTTGCTAGATAAATACAACGATCAAGATGATAACAATGCAGAACTATCTAAGATTTGTAGTGTTTTTGGCAAAGGATATGAATTGTATTTCAATGATGATTATGGAAATCTAGGGATTACCTATTTAGATCCAAGAGAAGGGTTCATGGTTTATGATGAATCAACAGTGCAGAAACCTAGATATTTCGTAACATATCAGATTGTAGACGAGGTTATGCGTGGGTATATCTATGACAAAACATATAAGTATGAGTTCAATGATAAAGGCGGTCTTCATGTATTTAATGGCGTAGAGCATGGATTCAATGATATTCCGGCCACTGAATTTATTGAAAATGAAGAACGTATGTCTATTTTTGAATCAACATACAGTTTGATTAATGCCTATAACAAGGCAATGTCAGAAAAAGCAAATGATGTTGATTACTTTGCAGATGCCTATTTAAAGATCCTAGGTCCAAAATTAGAAGAGTCAGATTTGGTACACATTCGAGATAATCGAACAATTAACTTTGAGTCAATGGATGGAAGTGGTGATGGAATTGTAGTTGATTTTATGTCAAAACCTAATGCAGATGCAACACAGGAAAATCTAATTAACAGATTAGAGCGATTAATCTTCCAAAACTCAATGGTGGCCAATATCAATGATGAGAACTTTGGAACGACATCAGGCATTGCATTGAGATATAAACTTCTTTCTATGTCAAACCTGGCAAAAACGAAAGAGCGCAAGTTCACATCTGGAATGAATCGTAGATATCGAGTCTTATTTAGCAATGCGATCACACATCGTTCTGAGGGTGACTGGCTTGAGGTTGAATACAAGTTTACACAAAATTATCCTGCAAACTTATTAGAAGAAGCACAGACTGCTGCACAATTATCAGGAATCGTATCGCACGAAACCCAGTTGTCGTTTATCTCGGCAGTTGAGGATACGAATGCCGAAATGGAGCGTATCAAAAAGGAAGATGAGAATGATATGGTAGAAACTGAAAACCGAATCTTCCAAAATAATGAGGATTCGCAATACAATGAGCAGTAAAACATATTGGCGAGATCGTGAGCTTGAATGGAAAAAGAAACGCTTAAAAGATGAAAAGCAATATGCGGATGAGATACAAGAAATATATGCAAATATGATGGATTCGGTTGAAAAGGAAATCGAATCCTTTTTTAGTCGCTATGCAAATAAAGAAAACATCACAATGGCAGAAGCTAAAAAAAGAGTTTCAAACATAGATATCAAAGCATTTCAAAGAAAAGCTAAGAAGTATGTAAAGGAAAAGAACTTTTCAGATGAAGCCAATGAACAGATGAGACTTTATAACTTAGCAATGAAAGTCAACCGATTGGAGCTTTTAAAAGCAAACATCGGATTAGAACTTGTGGCAGGGCATGATGAATTAAAATCGTATACTGGTGATAAGCTAGAAGGTGCATATTTAGAAGAGATTCAACGCAATGCTTCTATCTTAGGTGATACAGTGATTGATAATGCGAAGATGGCCAAAACAGTAGCAGATTCATCTTTTAAGAACGCAACCTTTTCAGAACGAATTTGGGTCAATCAAGACCAGCTAAAAAACAGTTTATCTAGTGTTCTATCCAATGCATTGATTCAAGGCAAGAATCCTAGAGAATTTATTCCGCTCATTCGTAAAAAGTTCGATGTATCAAGATGCAATGCAGAAAGATTGTTACGAACAGAAATTGCACGAGTTCAAACACAAGCACAGGCAGAATCTTATGAAGCGAACGGAATAGATGAGTATGAATATATAGCCTGTAGCTTAAAAGATGTGTGTCCATTATGTAAAGAAATGGATGGCAAAACATTCAAGCTTAAAGACATGGAAATAGGCGAGAATGCTCCACCTATGCATCCGAATTGTGTTTTACCTGATACAGAAATAATAGCCCCTGGCATAGAGGCTATTACAAAGAGTGATTATTCAGGAGATGTAATTAAGTTTGTCACAGCCAATGGTAGAAACGTTACCGTCACCCCCAATCACATAGTGCCTACATCTCGAGGTTGGATCAGAGCAAAGAATCTTATTAAGGGTGATAAGGTATTCTGTTACCGCGGCTGCATTGAAAGCAGAACTATTGGTACACCAACAGATAACAATCGAACGCCCACTATCGAAAATCTTTTTGCTTCTATCATCGAAGCGCAAGGCAGCACGACCTGTTGCGTGCCAGCCGCCTCCATAGACCTCAAGGGCGATGTTATCCCAAATAGCAAAATCAATATTATATTTGTCGATGGCAAATTGGGGGATAAAATCAATACCCTTATGAGTAAGTTCATTAGCGATAGCTTTCTCGTAGGGACTGGTGAAACAAGAGAAAGTGTTTTGTCTAGAGATGGCTCTCTTTCGAAGCTCCTCATTAGAATAGGTCTTGCCTTTGATGGCTTCATGGGCAGATTTGACAAGGGCAGCGTTTTCTTCCGGAGTTCTGCAACTAGCAGAGATCTTATTAGCCTCCGAAGAGCTTCTGATTACGATGCTCGACTCTTTAAGTATTCTGTGAATAACACTGCGACTGACTTCATACTTATTGGCAACAGCCAAACAACTCATGCCGGAAGTGTAATCAGCGATAATGGCAGTCTTATTAATATCAGCCTTTCTAGCGTTAACAGGAACTCTCAAAGTAACTCCATTTTCAATGAGAACTTTTTTAACAGTTTCTCCTCTCTTATGGACAATTCTCGATATCTCTCTGATACCTTTGCCACTTTGATAGAGATTGATGATATCATCGACATTCAAAGGTGTTTTTATTCTGGTCATGTTTATGATGCCTCCTCATTAAGTACATTATATATCGCAAATGGAATTGTGACTAGTAATTGTCATTGTTCTACAGCACCTTATTCAGATAAAGGGGTATATTACGAATGGCTAGATGGATTAGCAAATGGAGAGCATAGTTTAAGGTTTGATGAGTGGAAAGAAAGACAATCAGATAAAAGCAAAAGCTTTTTAATATCAAAGGTTAAAGAAAAAATTGAAAAAACATCCAATGATAAGCGTTATGCTGATCTATCCACAGAATGGAAGAATGAATTTAACATTGAGATAGACGAGTCTATAAAAGAACTAAATTACTCAAGTGTTTCAAGAGCGCTTAAAAGCTTAAGAAACATGCTAAATCAATATCCGGAAATCAATAAATATGTAAATCGTATATCAACTTCAGATAATGGAGCAATGGTGTTTAGACCAAGTAAAAACGATATTAGCTTAAATCCTAAGCTTTTTAAAGACCCCGATGCCTATAGAAACCTTATAAAAGAGCAGGTAAATATAGGGTATTGGATGAAGGGGACAACAATTGAAAGCGATATGGTGCATGAAGCTGCGCACGTTTTAGAATTTGAGCTTTTGAATAGCAATATAAACTATAAAAATATGTTACAAATAGAAAATGCTTGGGAAGAGTGTAATGAATCCGGAAAAGTAGTCTTAGAAGCCTTTAATAATCTCCAAACAAAAGGTATAATTAAAGGGAAAAGATTAAACGTATTAATTGAAGATATTTCAGGATATGCATCCGAAAGTTATTCAGAAACTATGGCAGAAGCTTTTAGTGATTGTTTTATAAATGGTGATAACGCTCATGAAATATCAAAAGAAATCAAACGATTAGTAGAAATTAAATTAAGGAGGTAAATATAATTATGCATTGGGCGCCAATTTGGTATCCTTACATTGACAGGGAAAAGTCAACAATTAAAAAAAAGGTATTAAAACCGGATACCCCACAAGAAATTAAGGAAGCTTTTGAGAAACATCAAGAAGAATTGAAAAAGCCGAAAAAAGGTTTCGTAGATAAGTAGCTATGTTTTAGGAGTAAGTTGTGGCAAGTAATGATATGCAAGTACTGATGTACAAGATTTTAAAATATTTATATGAGTGTATGAAACTTGGCAAAGAAGCTAAATTAGAAGATTTTTCTTATAACTCTAAGTTATTTGATGTTCCTAAAAACTACTGGCTGGAAGTAATTTCTACATTAGTAACCCATGGCTACATCAAAGGATTCAAGGTATATGAAAACAAATATAAAGATGTTAAATTATATGTAGAAACAGACCCGCCATTTAAGATTACCTATGAAGGTGTTATCTTTTTGGAAGAAAACAGTGGCATGAAAAAAGCTTCTGAATTTGTAAAAGATTCTTTTAACGTTGTGCTATCTTCTTTACTCGGTGTTATTCTATAGAGAGAGGTGAAAAAATGATTACATTTGAGCTATTAGAATATAACAACGGCAGATATGTATATTCATTTTCGCCTGACATAGATCCAAAGGCTAAAGGTAAAGTTGCTATATACGATAATGGGAATCGTGAAGTATTAGAGCAATCGTCTGTTGATGTTAAACAGTATTATGCAGGCCATGCTTTATGGGGTATTTCAGTAGGGGAAAAGACGGGCACTGTTGCTTGGTGCTAAGACATTTATTAAAAAAATCAGGTCACTCAAAACGAGTGGCCTTTTATTATGCGAGGGAGTGATACTATGGATTATTATTTCACACGTGGTGAAGATAGATCAGAACAAATTAAGAAGCATATAAAAGAAGCAGCACAAAGTATTATTGACCATGCAGATGATATTGTGGATCAATATGATTTGCTAACAGATTTAAAGATAGAAATGAATTTAAATCCAGATAACAACTGGCTTCCAAAAGTGCGAGTTACATCTAGCTTTCTATCTGAAAGAACTATTAAGTTAAAAAAGACAAATGAAACAGGTGATACTATGTGATAAAAATTAAGATTAAACAGACAGAAAGTGATTGCTTGATTGAAGTACATGGCCATGCTCGTTACGCTCCGATAGGAAAGGATATCGTCTGCAGCGCTATCTCAGTACTATTTTTGACATTGGCCAATTCAATCGACGAAACATCCGACGCACTTTGTAGATATTACGAACCTGATAAAGATAGCAAGACGTTGTATATCTCGGGTTTGGACCTTGCTGGAGAACTAGCACTTAATTTCTTCAGAATAGGATGCAAAAGCACAGAAGAAGCGTATCCGGAATACGTGGATCTAAGAGATGTGTAATCACAAATATTTGGAGCGTGTCGAAAAGGTTTATTTTGACCAATGGCTAGAGTGCATCGTTGAAGTACGTAATCAACGGTGCATTTTTTGTGGAAAAGCCAAGACTTATAAAGCCTACATATCCACACTACCAAACAAGACCAAGCATTCACGTCGTTAAACTGTATGGGTTATAGGCCAAGCATTTAAGCCTTAAAAAGATATGGGAAATGACAAGCAAAGTCAGAAAAATAGGAGGAAATTTACTTATGAAAAAATTCAATGACAGACTACCTTTTTGCTTACAACTTTTTGCAGATGAATCTTCAGGTGAGAATGAGATTACAGGAACAGAAAACACTCAATCAACTGAGGGACAAGACAACCAAGAAAAAAACAAAGCACCAGAAAAGAAGTATTCAGATGAAGATTTGAATGCGATTCTTGATAAAAGGTTTGCACGTTGGAAAGCAGATCAAGAAAAAGAAAAAGCAGAAGCTAAGCGCTTAGCAGAAATGAATGCACAAGAACGAGCAGAAGCAGAACGTGACAAGGTGCAAAAAGAGCTAGATGAATTGAAAGCAAAAAACGCAATCGCAGAAATGACAAATGAAGCACGTAAAATGTGCGCAGAACATGATATTAACGTTGGTGAGGACCTTTTATCTGTTCTAGTTAATAAAGATGCAGATAAAACAAAGAAAGCGGTTGATGCATTTGTTAAGATGTTTGAATCTGAAGTAGAAAAAGCAGTTAAAGAAAAACTGAAAGGCAACGGTCCAAAACGTGGTGGTTCAAACAAAGGGGTAACTCGTGAATCAATCTTGAATATCACTGATCCAATGGAAAGACAACGCATGATTGCAGAAAATATGGATTTATTCCAGTAATAGAAAAAGGAGAACTAACATATGAAAAAAATTTATAAAGGTATGAACTTGCAAATGTTTGCAGCACCTACAGAATTAACAGGAGCAGGCAACATCCAAGTTAGAGCACACGAAATTGATTTTGTTACTAGTTTTGGAAAGAACATCCAAGCTTTATTGGATGTATTAGGAATCATTCGTCCAATCCGTAAAGCAAACGGTTCAGTTTTAAAAACAAAGAAAGTTACAGGAACATTACAGGACGGACATGTAGCAGAAGGCGAATCAATTCCATTAAGCGAATATAAAGTTACAGAAGAAGTTTTTGATACAATTCAAATCGAGAAATTCCGCAAGGCCGTTTCTATTGAAGCAATTGCAGAGAAAGGATATGAAGCTGCAGTATCTGATACTGACGAACAGTTCCGTATTGATTTGCAAGATAACATCACTGATCGCTTATATAAACAGTTGAATTCAGGCAGCTTAGTAGGACATGAAGCTACTTGGCAATTGGCTATCGCAATGGCAATCGGTAATGTTAAACACAAATTCCAACAAATGAAACGAAATACTACAGGTATTGTTGTATTTGTAAATACTTTGGATGCCTATCGCTATTTAGGAGAAGCTAATGTATCTATGCAGACTGCATTCGGTTTAACATACATTAAGAACTTCTTAGGAGCAGATATTGTATTCTTAACAGACCGAGTTGCAGAAAAAACAGTAGTGGCTACTCCAATGAACAACATCATTGCATATTATGTAGATCCAAGTGATTCTGAATTTGTTAAAGCAGGACTTTCATATATTACTGACAGTACTACTGGCTTCTTAGGATTCCATGTAGAAGGAAACTATGATCGTGCTATTTCCGATATGTTCGCAATCATGGGATTACGTTTAATGTGTGAATACCAAGATGCAATTGCACACTTTGCAGTAGGTGGTTCTGATACTCAGACATTGCGTAATTTAACATTAACGGCTTCTAAAGGCGAAGAAACAGGAACTACAAAAGTAGCAGTTGCAGAACAGTTGCAATCTACGAATAACAAATTCAAGTTCAAGGTAGGAGCTTCTGAAGACACAGTGGCATATGGTGCAGATGTAAAATCTTGGAAGAACTTCGAAGAAGGAGCAGATATCAAAGCAGAAGAATCTAATCATTGTACAGTAGTTGAATGTGACAGAAACTACAAAGCAGTATCAAAAGGCGATGTAGTTGTTGATTTAAAGGCATAGGTGATTAAAGATGTCGACAACAACCGTATTAAATGATGTAAAACTGCTTCTTGGATTGCAAACTGATGATGAAAAGCTAGAGACCATTGTAAGACTTACGGAGGGTCGACTTAAAGCGCTTCTAAGCGTCAAAATCATACCGGATGAACTAGAATATATCGTTACTGAAGTGTCCATCAAACGCTTTAATAGGATTGGTTCTGAGGGTGTTCAAACACATTCAGTAGAAGGGGAGTCAATGTCATTTAATGATGATGACTTCTCTTCTTTCTCTTCTGAGATTCAATCCTGGAGAGATGAGCAAGCCAATCAAAATAAAGGAAAGGTACGATTCTTATGAGGTACGATAAACCTATTTACTTTCAAAGATTTGTGCAAGGTTCTTATAATGAGAATACAGGCAACTATGAAGATGATTCGATTGAAGAAGAAATGGCAATGGCTTCCATAATGGATACAAAAACACAAACTATGATGCAGGTATACGGACAAATCAAACAAGGAAGCCTTACTTGTCATATTCAAAATATTTATGAAAAATCTTTTGATCATATTCGAATCGGTGCAAAGAAATACAAAGTTGATTACTCACGAAGACTCCGAACAAAGGAGTCTTTTATTCTGTCTGAGGTGCAATAAATATGGCAAAAGTTGAAATAAGAGGATTAGATAAACTGCAGAAGAAACTCAAAAAGAATTGTTCTTTGGAAGATGTGAAAACAGTTGTTTTGAAGAATGGAATGGATATGCAAAATAAAACAGTTAAAAATGCAGTATTTACAAAAGGGTATTCAACAGGTGCAACCAAAAGAAGCATCAGAGGTGAAACACGTGATGGCGGATTCACATATGCAGAAGGACCATCAACGCATTATGCACCTTATGTTGAATTTGGAACACGTTTTATGGACGCACAACCTTTTGTTAGACCTGCATTCAAACAACAAGTACCAATCTTTAAATCGGATATGAAGAAACTAGTTAAGTAGGTGATGCAATGGATTCACAGCAGGAATTATTCACTGCACTAAAAGTGCAATTAGAAAAAGCGTTAAAAAGTAAAGGTATTAATGTATACGATACGTTTCTTCCAAGTGAAGGGACACTATATCCATATGTATACATTGGTTCAAGTCAACTAGTGGACGATTATGGGAATAAAACAATGATTTTAGGCAATATCACGCAAGTTGTGGATGTTTGGCACAACAATCCTAGGAAGCGTGGAGAATTGTCTGAAATTATGCAAACCATTAAGAAAGTGGCTAGACAAATCAACCACACAAACAACTTTGCTTTTATGATCCAAAATGTCAACCAACGGATATTATCGGATTCAAGTACAGGAGCACCATTGATGCATGGTGTTTTAGAGTTGGATTTTAGAATTACAGGAGGAATAAAATAATGAAATTTGATTTACAAATGTTCGCAGAAACAATGAAAGAATCAGTAGCAGGCAAACAGTTGATCTATCTTTTCAGAGTTGCAGAAGATTCAAAAAAAGAAAGTGCTAGTGCAATTGCATTCCCAACAGAAAACGAGCGAAACGTAACTAAAGATGCAGATACGACTGCAACAAAAGACGGAACTATTCGTACACCATCAGTGGCAGAAATTGAAATTACATCAACATCTGTTTTAGCAAAAGGTGATGCAATTATCGACAAATTAGAAAAAGCTATGCTGGCAGATAAGTTGGTCGAATGTTGGGAAGTAAACCTAGCAGAAGAAGGCACTACAGAAAATGCCGGCAAGTTTAAATCTAAATACTACCAAGGATATTTAACAGAGTGTTCAATTTCATCTGAAGCAGAAGGAGTTGTTGAAGTTTCTTTGACATTTGGAGCGAATGGAAATGGAGCAGATGGATATGCATCAGTAACTAAAGAACAGCAGGAAGTAGCATCTTACGTTTATAAAGATGTAACAAAAGAAGAAGGAACAAGCGTATAGAACATAGGGGCAGAAAAGCCCCTTTTATTTTCAAATTTAGAAAGTGAGGACTTTGAATGAGTAAAAACATGGAAATTGAAGCAAATGGAGAGATTTATCAGCTAGTAGCAGGGTTCGGATTCTTGCATGAAGTAAATAAAAGAGTGACTGTGGATGTACCAAACACTAAAAACAAAAAAGAAGTAGGTTTGAAATTTATGGTCGCAAGCATCATGGATGGAGATATTGATGCATTAGTCGATTGTATCTTCTGTATGAATATTGGACAAACACCACGTTTAAAGAAAACAGACATTGAAAGATATTTAGAAGATGTAGAAGATATCGACAAAGTTTTTGAGGACGTAATCAATTTTTTATCTCAAGCGAATGCGTGCAAGAAAGAAGTGAAATCACTGATGACGAGCATGCAGGAAGAAGAGAAGAAATAGACGAAACATTTGATGAAATGTATGAACGTGTCGCTTTGACTTGTTTTAGATACTTAGACTTCAAAAATTTGGATCAGGTAAATAATCTTACCCCTTACGAATATCGACTTCTAATGAAGGCTAAAGAGCTACAAATGGTAGATGACCAGTATTATCTGCATTTACAAGCATACCTAAATATGACTGCACAGGCTAAAAAGCAAGTAGGCAAGAAACAGAGAATGGTATACACGAAATTTAGCAAGTTCTTTGACTATCAGAAAGAGTTGGATCGTGTCATGGGGATAAAGAAACAAAGCAAGTTTAATAAGTTGGCAGAGTTCATAAATAAAAAGGAGGGATAACAATGGCAGAAAGTTTTAGTGTTGAAGCCATACTAACGGCAACCGATAAGAATATGACCTCAACCATGAACAAAGCTATAGGAGCGTGCCAGTCGTTTAGTGATAGAGTTAAATCTATTGTAGCTGGTGTCGGCATAACTAAAGCTATTGGTGCAACGATGAACGTTTTTAGCTCATCCTTTGATGGTGCTATTAATAGATTTGATACCATGCAATCCTATCCAAAAGTTATGAAGTCTTTGGGATTTTCAATTGAACAATCTCAAAAGAGTGTTGCAAAGTTAAATCAGTCAGTACAAGGCTTACCAACAAACTTGGCAGATGTTGTAACAACATCTAAGTCGTTGTCTGCCGTTACAAGTAATATTGATAAGGCAACTGATACTACAACTGCATTAAACCATGCGTTTTTAGCAAGTGGATCTAGTTCAGAAGATGCATCACGTGGTTTACAACAGTATTCACAGATGCTTGCTAAAGGTACAGTTGATATGGAATCATGGAGAACCTTACAGGAAACAATGGCTCCAGCATTAACTAAAGTATCTAAGAAACTAGGTATTGCAAGTGGTAATGCAAATGAATTGTATGATGCATTAAAGAATGGAACGATTACATTTGATCAGTTTAATGATGCAATGATTGAATGTGATACTGAAACCGGTGGATTTGCAGAAACTGCATTAGAAGCTTCTAAAGGTGTTAAAACTTCTATGACTAACATCAAGAGTGCAGTACAAAACTTAGAACAAGGGTTCTTGTCTGCAATGAATAACATGTTGAAGTCAAAAGCCATGGGTGGATTAGTTGATAATCTAGAAAAGATTAAATCTAAAATCTATGACTTTAGAAATTCAATCATGGAATCCAAGGATGATGGTTTGACATGGGACTTCAAGCCTGGAGCCTTGGAGAATGTATCAAAAGCTATGGATTGGCTTGCAGATAGAGCAAACAATGCTAAAGCTATGGTCCAACAATTCTATGATGGATTTATGAAGACAGATGCAGTACAAAACGCAATTACATTGTTCGACAAAGTCAAAGATGCTATTGGAAATGTAATGGATAAGTTGCAAGACAGTAAAGTCTTTGAGCAGTTAGGACAAGACATTGGAAATATCATTGCAAAAGTAGAAGAAGTAACTGGTAAAATTGCAGATTTCATAGCAAATCTTAAAACGGAAGATGTTAAGAGATTTGCAAGTGCAGTCAAATTATTGGCAGGAGCATTTGTTGCAATCAAAGTCGGTAGCAAAGTATCTAGTATGATTAGTGGTGTCGTTGGCACGGCTAAAGGTGGATATTCAAAGTTAAAATCAATTATTGACAAAATCAGAGGATTAGGAGAAAAACCAACTCAAGAAATACCTGGACAATTACCGCAAAATGGTACTCCAAGTGACAGTATTGGTGATGCAACAATGCGAACTGCTCAGAAAACATCTAAAGCTGCACAGATTATTAATTCTGCATTTGAAGGAATTTCCAATGTTATTACTTCGGTATGTGAAGGTGTAAAAGGAATTATAACAGGTCTAGGAGAAGCAATTAGTACTGCTTTTCAAGGTATCGGACAAGGCATTAAATCGGCTTTGGAAGGAGTCGGCACTGTTATTGAATCGTTTGGTACTGCAATCAGTACGGTAGCACAAGGTATTGGACAGGGTTTAGCAACTGCATTTACAGGATTAGGAACTGCAATCGCAATGGTGCCACCTACTACATGGCTTGCGTTGGCAGCGGCTATTCTTGCAACAGGTGCTGCTATGGCATTGGTTGGGTCGCAAGGTGAAGGCTTGCAAATGGTTCTTCAGGGTGTTGCAGATGTTGTTTCTGCGTTTGGACCTGTTATCAAAGAAGTGTTTGAAGGTATCAGTGGTGTAATTACATCGTTTGGAGAAACAGTAAGTGGAATCTTAAACTCAGTTTCAGGAGTGATTAAATCTATTGGACAATCTGCTTTGAATGCTGGCAAAGGATTCAAAGAATTAGCTAAAGGCATTCAGATTATTACTGGTTTAAATTTGTTTGATATGGGAGCTAGCTTAGCTGCAGTAGCAACCGGTATAGGAGCTATATCTGCAGCTTCTGTAGGCATAGGAAGCGCAGGTACTCAGATGATGGCCCTTGTAACTGCTATCAGTATGGTAGGTACTACATTTGCTAGTACATCGGCTACGGTGACAAGCTCATGCAATAACATTATCAGTGCAATGTCTGCAGCAGAAGCTAGGGCTTCGACTTCAGGAACTGCAATGGGTACTAAGTTTACAGCAGGACTTAAAGGAAGCTTATCAAAAAGTGTGTCAATAGCACGATCTTCATGCAATAACATTATTAGTGCATTCAATGCGTGCCAGTCAAAAGCACAATATTGTGGTCAGATGATTGGTCAAGGATTGGCGAATGGCTTAAGAGCTAGTGAAGGTTCTGTTAGAGCTGCGGCCGCTAGTTTAGCAGCAGCTGCAGATGCTGCAATTCAAGCAAAGGCTAAAATTGGCTCACCTTCTAAAGTTACTAAGAAAGATGGTATGTGGATTGGCAAAGGTTTTGTTCTAGGTATTAAATCTATGTATTCTGACGCAAAAAGAGCTTCAGAGGATTTATTCTATCTTCCTATGATGAGTGCTCCTAAAATGGCTTTTGGAGGCATTGTGAGTGATATGAACGCAGAATACGATTACACTAGCAACGCTCAATTAACAGTCGAAACACCACTTTACATTAATGATCGTGAATTCGCACGTGCAACATACAGAGCAAATCAGAATGAGATTAACAGACATTCAAAATTCAATGAGAGATTGCGAGGTAACAGATAATGTATCCATTCGTAAATACAATAAATAGTGGCATCGTCGGTACTAACCTACCGACAGAAGCCATGTCATATAATGGCGTATATTTAGAAAATGAAATAGATGGATATCGTACACTTTCTGTAACAGGACGTGAGTTGATGGAATCAGAAGTAAAACATACTGAAATTGATGGAATGGATGGTTCTTATTACAGATATAAAACAACTCCTGCAAGAACGATTACTGTTAGGTACCAGTTGAGAGCTAGAGGAAGCAGAGAATTTCGAGAAGCTTACAACAAGATGAATAAATTGTTGAGTGGTGAGCAAGTAAAAGTCATTTTTAATGATGAAAGTGACAGGTATTTCATTGGAACTAAGACATCTAATACACAAGTTGATGGTGGAAGTAATAACGTGATCGGTGAAATCGAAATCTATTGCTCAGACCCTAGGAAATATTCATCCACAGAAAAAGAATTTACTGCTACTGATGGAGTATTGAACATTGTCAATGAAGGAACTGTACCTGTAAGTATTGATTATGATGTTCAGACAACATCTGAAACCGGATATATTGGTATCGTATCAACTGAAGGTGTCATGCAATATGGAAAAATTGAAGAATTAGATTCTGAATCATATCAACAGAGTGAACATTTAGTTAATATCAACAATTTCTATGATTGTGCGGATGATACAAGCGGTACAGATGTAATGCATCCACAATTTGGTGCTAATGGAACTTGTGCAAAAAAAAGTTGGTTTGGTCAAAACTTTCTAGGTTTTGGAACGGTTGGAGCAAAAAAAGGAAATGCTAGTGGTGGATTAAGAACATTGGTAATACCTGCAGATTCAAATGGAGATTCAAGTGGATCTCAGAACTTCTATTGTTATTTTCATTTGATATTCTATGCGAGTTTGATGGGTCAAACTGGTGAAATGTGTATCAACTTCTTAACAGCAGATAATAAATTGATTTGCGGTTGTAACTGGTACAAGACAGATACAGTAGGTAATACAGGACATTATGAGTTTTGGGCGAATGGTAAAATGCTAAGAGAGTTCTCATACACTACTTCACATTTACACACGCAAAATCCATGGTATTGGGACTGGGGTCATTGCGATATTCTAAAAGAGGGAGGAAACATTCGCTTCTTCTACTGGGGAGGATATCACGACTACTACATTCCAGAGATTGTAAACATGAAGTGCACCAAGATTCAGGTTGCATTTAAACAATGGGGTGATAGAGGTGGAAACCAATTGATGGGCATGATGGGGTTTGATGTAATAAACTTTACAAAGAACAATGTATCAAAATGGAGAGATATCCCTAACAGATATCCAAGTGGAACTAAAATCACTATTGACGGAAAATCATCTCACGTTTATGTGAATGGAATGGCTAGGCCTCAAGATGAGGTATTAGGAACTAAATATTTTAAAGCTCCAGTCGGTACTACAGAGATAAAGACTACGTGCTCTAGTTGGTCAAAATCAAAACCAATAGTAAAGGCTAGAATTAGGGAGGCATGGTTATAATGGAACAAATCAGAATAGCAGTATTGACTCCTTATGATAAGGTGTTAGCTTTTTTAGACAATACAGTACCTAGCGCAATGCATTACTTTGATGAAACATTGCATACATATTTGAAAGGCTCAGCATATACATTTGAATTCACTACATTGACTGCACATGATGATGCAGTCTTTTTAGTTGAAGGAAATAGGCTTAGCTTTACAAGAAAAAACAAAGGCTATTATTTAACAATCATGAATGTTGAAAAAGGTGGTAACACAACAACTGTTACCGCCTACGGTCTTTGCCTTGAATTAACGAATGAATATGTAGATGCATATAAAGCTCCTAGAGCTATGTCATTTGCAGAATATGTAAATGCGTATGGATTTGAGAAATCGTTCGTAATTGGCAAAAATGAGGTATCAGACAAACGTATCACACATGAGTGGACTGGAAGTGATACTGTACTAGCTCGATTGTATTCAATTGCAACAGTGTTTGATGCAGAATTAGAGTTCGTAACTCAATTGAATGATGATTATTCTTTGAAGAATTTTGTGTTGAATATTTACAGAGCACATTCAGACTCCATTCAAGGAATGGGAAGTGACAAGCGCAGTACAATACTGAGATATCCAAATGATGTGTATGGAATCATTAAAACAAGTGATATTACTGAGCTATACACTGCAATCAGACCTACAGGAACAAATGGATTACAACTTAATTCAATTAGTGGTAGAGTTGTAAATGATTCAAACGGAAATGTTTTGTATAAAGTTAACGGAAACAATATACTAGCACCTCAAGCTAGAGACAGATTCCCTTCAACACTAATCACAAATCATTCAAACGATATGTACGCAGTGCAAATTTGGTCTTATGAAACTGAAAATGTTGAGACACTATATGGTCAAGCACTAGCTCAATTGAAAAAGAATTGTGTTCCTAAAGTTACATATGATGTAGATGCATATATTGATGCGGATATCGGTGATACGTTCACGATTGAAGATGCGGAGTATAGTCCTACTTTATATTTAGAAGCACGAATCACAGAACAAGAGATTTGTTTCACTGATTCAGAAAAGTGCAAGACAATCTTTGATAACTTTGAAGAAAAGCAATCGCAGATTAGTTCGGCTCTGATCAGTGAAATGAACAAGATGATTGAGTTAAAGAAAGTTTATGAAGGCTCAATCGTATCTTCAAATGGAGTTCTATTTAAGGAAGATTCAGATTTAACTAATTTGACTGCATTGGTAAAGGATAATGGGGTTGACATCACATCTAAGTATTCAATTATTTGGTACAAAGACGATGTGCAATTATCAACGAGTCAAACAATCACAGTCAATGCTTCAGACTTCACAGAAAAGGCCGTATATCGCTTTAAAGCCATGAACGGAGAAATACTTAAGGCAACTGCAGAAGTCACTGTAATGCGACTACAAGATGGTCAGAATGGAACAAGCGCATATGTACATATTGCCTATGCAAACAGTTCAGATGGTCGTGTTGATTTCAGCTTAACAGACTCAAATCGTAAATTTATTGGTCAGTATTCGGATTCAAAACAATATGGTTCTGAGGACCCAACAAAATACCGATGGTCTGTAATTAAAGGTGAAGATGGTCAGTCATTTGTGAGCGCCGAGGAACAGTTCTATTATTCATCATCACAAACCGAATTAGTCGGCGGTGAGTGGTTTGTTGGTAATGTAGTTTATCAAAGTGATAAGTTCTTATGGAAAAGATGGAAATGTACGTATGCAAATCCAAGTGAAATCAAGTACACGAAAGCTATATTTGATAACACGTGGAATGAAATTGATGCTAAAATCGGTGAGATTCATACTCAAGTATCTCAAGCTAACAATCAATCTAAAGAAGCAGTTGATAAAGCAACGCAAGCTCAAACGGCAGCAAGTAAAGCGAATGAATTAGCTAATACCGCTAACACTCAATCTAGTGAAGCTAAGCAACTAGCACAAGAAGCAAATACTAGTACTGGTAAAGCTCAACAACAGATTGATGCTATTAAAGGTGATATCACTGATTCAAAGCAACAGATTCAAGATGCAGTGGATAAAGCCAACGCAAACGCAAGTGAAATTGCTACTGTTAAAGAAACATATGCAACCAAAGTTGATTTAACAAACGAATCAAAAACGATTCATGCAGATGTATCAACAGAGATTGAAAAGAAAGTCGGTGAGTTATCGACAACAGTTTCTCAAACTTATGCTTCTAAGAGTGATTTAACAAGCATTGAAGGTAGCTTAAATACCAAGATTAAACAAAATGCCGATTCAATTACAACTCAAGCAAGTTCAATCGAAAAGTTACAATCAGATACAACGCAAGCTCAGTTAGATATCGCTGATGCAACAAAGAAAGCAACTCAAGCTCAAGCGACTGCAAATCAAGCAGTTACAAATGCTCAGAGTGCTCAAACTTTAGCAGATGAAGCTAAACAAAAGGCAGACAGTGCTCAATCAAATTTAGACAACGCTAATAAAGAGTTGGCAGATGCAAAAGCTAATCTAGAATCAGTGACTGGTAGAGTTGATGCAAGTGAATCAGAAATTGCAAGCGCTAAAACTCGTTTAACAAATGCAGAAACTGCAGTACAGAAAGCTCAATCAGATGCGACTACTGCTCAAGGTAATGCTCAAACTGCAATAGAAAATGCACAAGAAGCACAAAAGGCAGCAGATGATGCAAAGCAAAAAGCAGAACAAGCTAAGAAAGAATTAGCAGATTTAACGAATAAAGTTACTTCAAATACAACTAAAATCGAGCAAAATGCAGATGCGATTAAATTACAAGCTACTAAGATTACTGAAACTAGTAATAAGATTGATAATTTAGAAATCGGTGGAAGGAATTTAATTATTGGTTCGTCAAATGCGAGTATAGAGGGATGGGTTCGTAAGGGATGGAGCGGAATACTTACTACCGAAGATAGTGATAACGGAATATATAAATTAACGTCTACAAACGGTTGGGCACAGATAACTTATGATTTTTCTGATTATGTCGGTGAAGATATAACTTTTACTTTTGAAATAAGCATTGACCCTGCCAGTACAAACACTTCTGATATTAATGTACAAAAATCAGTTACAACATCTGATGGTGCTTATAGTCCTTATGGAACATTGGATTATATGGCTAACGATGGTTTATGGAAAAGAATGACATTTACTATAAATAGTCTTAGCAAAGACAAGCCTAGGTTAGGAATATATGTTCGTGGAAAAGATAGTGATGCTAGCACTGGTTCAGTTATTGTATATATTAAAAATGTAAAAGCTGAAAAAGGTAATAAAGCTACAGACTGGACACCTGCTCCAGAAGATGTAGATGAAGCAATAAATACAGAACGCACTGAGCGACAGTCTGCTATTGAGACTAAGGCAAATGAAATAACTTCAAAAGTTTCTGAAACTTATGTATCAAATTTGGCATTTGAGCATTATCAAAATACTGTATCAACTCAGTTTACTCAAACAAAGAAAGACTTTACATGGTCAATCAATCAATCAGTAACTGATGCTAAGAATGAGATGAGCGGTCAAATTGACAGTGTAAATGGAAGATTAGATGGTTTGAAACAAACCACAGACAACGTAAACAGTTATATGTCGTTTGATAATGACGCATTAACTTTAGGTAAATCAGACAGTGCATTTAAAACTAAGATTACAAATCAAGAATGGTCGATTCAAAAGAATGGTGCAAAGGTAACGTATATAAATGACCAAACAATGTACATTACAGATGGACAATTTACGCAGTCTTTAAAAGTAGGTGCGTTTGGGTTTGTGCCAAGAGCAAATGGCTCTTTAGACTTTAAGAAAGTAGGGTGATTGAATGGCAGAATTTAGTGGCGGAATACAAATTGGTAGTGGCCAGTGGGATAAATACTCTCTTATTTTAAAATGTTGGGAAGATTCTTATTCTATTGAAAACAACACATCACGGATGTATTGGTGGGTTGGTATTCGTTCAAATACACAGTACCATAATCACCAAGGATTGAGCGAACACTATAAAGTGGTAGTGAATGGTTCAACAGTACACGATGCTAGCCATACAGTTTCGTGTGGTAGTGGCCAAACTGTTGGAATCGCAGATGGATATACAACAGTATCGCACAATGCAGATGGTTCTAAATCAATTAGCGTAAGTGCATCATTTAGTTGTGACAATACAAGTTATTACGCACCTCGAACTGGTTCTTGTAGTGGTTCGTTGACATTAACAACCATTCCAAGAGCATCAAGTATATCTATTGATAGTCCTAGTATTGAATGTGGTAACACTATTAATATTAACGGTTCGAGTGCTTCAAAGAACTTTACGCATAAAATCTACGCAACATGGAACGGTAAAACAAGTGAATTAGTAACGATAGCTAGTGGTACAACAACCCCTAGCTTTTCTTATACCATTCCAACCTCATGGGAAAAGGACTTACCTAACTCAACAAGTGGCATCGCAACGTTTACTTTAGAAACATTCAGTGGGTCAAAATCCGTTGGTTCTAAGTCGGTAAATGCAACTATCAAAGTCAGAAGCGGTGTAGTTCCTAGTATTGGAACAGTCTCGATATCTGATACAAATTCAATTTGCACAGGAATAGGACAATATGTTCAAAGCCAATCAAGATTAAAGTTCTCAATCGCTACAAGTGGTAGCCAAGGTTCAACTGTTACATCTGTATCGACCAAATTTGAAGGACAAACATACAATAGTAGTTCTTTTACAACTGGCACTGTACAAGGAAGTGGCACATTATCGTACGTAATCACTGTTACAGACTCACGTGGTCGAACTGCATCTAAGAGCGGTTCAGTTACTGTGTCGGCATATAGCTCGCCAAGTTTGACTAATGTGGCTGCAAAACGTGCTAACTCAAGTTATGTAGTAGATGAAGCAAGTGGAACATATGCGTTATTGCATTTCAAAGTAGGATTTACTAGTTTAACAGGAAAGAATGCGACATCATTCTACATCCAATATCGAGCTAGCGGTGCTAGTTCATGGACGAAAATAAATTCATGGGATAACAACTATACTCTTGAGCAAGATTACAAAGCAGGTAACTTATTTACCTCAACGACTTCAACCTATGAAATTGCATTCGGTGTTAAGGATTCATTTATGAGTGATTATTCTTGGAAAGTTGTTACAGTTACGCCTACTTACACGTTGATTAACTTCGGTAAAGATGGTAAATCACTTACTTTCTTTGGACAAGATGGTAATAATGCTAACCGATTAACTGTTAATGGTGATTTGGTATCAAATAAGTACAAGTTCAGTTCGGTTAGTGAGAATACATCATCAAGTCATGTATTGGTTGAGAGTGGCAATGAAATTCAATATCGAGATTGGAACAAGTTGGTAAGCTCAATCAAGAATGCAATGTATCCAGTAGGTGCGGTATATATCACTTACAACAATACGAATCCAAGTACATTCCTAGGTGGTACTTGGGAACAATTTGGACAAGGGCGAACATTAATAGGTCAAGGTACAGGAAATGACGGTAGTACAAGTATGTCCTTTACGGCCGAAAGCAGTGGTGGTGAATATAAGCATAGGTTGAGTGCAGATGAGATGCCGAGTCATTATCATAATGTTGTTTTAAATGATGATAAAAATGAATTATTGCGTATACATTACACTAGAGGTACTTGGGGTATATATAATGAACCAAACAGAAATTGTGGTGGTGTAAATACTTCAGCTGTTATCACAAATTCACAAGGTGGAAGCGGATACCACAACAACTTGTCTCCATATATTACAGTATACTTCTGGAAAAGGATTGCATAA